CAGTCTGGATCCACATCGGGTGGGTCACAGTTGTACCGCCACCGCCACCAGCAGCCTGGATAGTGATCGTGCCGACCATACCACCGTGGAACTGACACTGGTAGTAGTAAGTACCAGCGGATCCAATTCCAGGTGTCCAGGAAACAGTACCAGACTCAGTACCTTGGTTAGTAACACCAGAAATTTGGTTACCAGTACCAGTACCAGCCTGTGTCTTCAGGTAGAACGGGTGACCAGATGCAGACACCGTGAAGTTGATAGTATCACCTTCGTAGAATGTCAATGCAGGATCGTTACCACTGACGTTACCAGATCTGTCGGAACCAGAAACAGAATAATCACTGAAACTAGGTGCAGTAACAACTAAGTTGTAGGTTTGTGGTGTGCTACCACCGCCACCACCAGTGGTGTAAGAAGCATTAACGTTAAGCACAAGGTTGTCACCGACGTTAGCAGTAATTGCAACGTCAGCACCTGTTGATTGTCCCGTGAAATCATAGTCCAGCGAATCATCTGCAGTGACAGACCAGTTGTAAGTAGATCCACTATACTGCTGACCATCACGCTGTGTCTTCACATTCCAGGAAGACTGCATTCTGCTCAACGTGGTCGGAGATGCAGGATTATCGTAACCAATAGGACCGTAGATCGGATAACCATCATATGCATAACCAATCACAGGAGAGTGAACGGATCCGTTCGTGATGTCATCACCAGTGTGGGATGGCAGCGCAGCAGTGTTAGCAGTGGTGGTAACAGAAGCACCGTTGCCGTAACCACTGTACAGCGAACAGTAGTAGAACAGGTTAGGAGTATTAGGTTGGAGTTGCAGGTAGAGACCTGTGCCAGATTGACCGTCTCCAGGTGTACCCTGATAGCGTGTGCCGATCACATACTCCACACCACCCTGAACGTGCACACCGTCGTTAGTTTCCGAAACACGGAAAGGATAACCTGTGTTAGTAGAGTCAGACTGATCGAAGTAGTAAGTGTTACCTTCAGTCAGAACAAGGTTAGGTGTAATACCACCATTCAGATAATACCTGTTACCAGATCCAGGATTTGAAACTGTAACAGTATAAGTTGTGGTAGATCCCTTCCAAGTATTGAGGAGGAAGTTGTTGCTAGTGTAGTAGTATGCGCCATTGCTATCAACGATGCCACCACCATTGTCAGCACCAAACTTGGCACTATTAAAGATTTTGTTGAAAGTATAACCATCAGGGCAACCAGTGCCATCAGGTAGATCTGTGTTCAGACCGTGAGAATAGTGACGCAGTTGAACACCATTCAATGCAACACCAATGCTAGTAGCAGCAGTGGTTGAAACGTGCGGATCATCAGCAATGTTTCTACCACCTCTGTATGTAAAGGTGTGGTTGTAAGACTGACCAGTAATACTGTTGCTGTTGTTAGCGTTCGGGAAAGAACCATACAGAGCAGGTTGTGGCAGGTTGTCTGCAGTAACAACCAGTGCTCTTGTAACAACGTTCAGCGAAGATGTAGTGGTAGATCCACCACCAGACACGAAAGAAGCGTCAGGAGCGTGAACTGTGTTACCCTGGTTTGCAGGAGCAGAAGGTGCGATCGTAACAGTAGGTGCTTCAGAGTAACCACTACCAGCATTTGTGATAGTAATGCTAGTGATCTCACCATCAACCACAACTGCTTGTGCTGCAGCACTAGAACCGCCGCCGCCAGAGAATGCAATCGTAGGCAGGTTAAACGGATTGTAACCAGAACCACCGTTGGTAACTGTGATACTTTCAATACCACCACCAGTCAGTGAGATAGTAGCAGTTGCTGCAGCACCTTGACCATCACCAGTGATAGTCACGTCAGGAGCAGAGGTGTAACCAGAACCAGGCTGGTCAACATTGATGCTAGTGATATTACCACCAGTCAATGTGATACCTGCTGTTGCAGCAGCACCAGCGCCGCCACCACCAGTAAATGTAACTGTAGGTACGCTAGTATAACCAGAACCTTGGTTCTGAATCGTCAGATTAGAAATATAACCTGTAGTACCACCAGAGGGGAACACACCATAGTCACCAGGCGCAGGGTGGTTATCGGAAACAATGTTTAGCAGACCACCTGCAATGTAGTATGCAGCAGTCGGGGATTCTGCACTAGAAACCCAAACGTCGGTAACAACATCAACAGCAGGGATTGCCTCAGGAACGCGAATCTGAATTCTGTCGCCAATTTGAGGATCAAATCTTGCATATTCTGCTCCCAAAGTGAAAGAGATAACGTTAGATGCAGCACCTGTACCAATCTTGGTATTGATACCATCAAAAGTAATCTCATCAATGTCGTCAACAGGATACACATTGACACTACCGCCGCCATATTCTTCACCAACGGGGACGCCATCACGCTCATAATCCCAAACAATAGTGCGACGGAGCCACTCTTTAGCGAGTTTGGGCACAGACTTACCACCGTAAGTAACTCTGTTCTGATAATTCATTCTGCCCAGATACTGAGCAACAACACCAGCACACAGTGGACCAGAGAACGATGTACCTCTAATCAGAGCATAGTAAGTGCTACCAACAGAGTTGTAAAGAGTGTTGGTGTTCCAGTAATAATGCGGGCAGTAGATAGATTCTCCAGGTGCACTAGTAGTCACACCTGAGCCATAGTTAGAGAACTTGGAGAAGGTATTGATGAAACCCGTCGCACCGACAGAGATCTTGTCACTAATACCCTCCATATTATATCTGTAGTCCTGAGGACCAGCAGTACGAGGACCAGGGTGGAACTTTGCCTGATAACCACCATATCTGTCGTTGTAACCGAAACCGTTACCAGCGGAGCGCACATAAACAATGCCAGAATCGCTGACAAGATTCTCATAGTCATCCATAGCAGTGTCTGCTTCATAAGCACCACTATCGAATCCAGGTTCGTTCTGAGGAACATAAGGGAACACCTCAGAAGGAATAGCACTAACACCCAGTGATGCGTTCACAACAGCAGGTCTGTTGTTACCCTTCCAGTCAGGATGACTTGGATCATTGTGATTAATGATCGCCAACATTGCGAACACATAAGTAGACAAAGCACCACTGCCTTGACTATTCTGCACTTTCAGTGCATAAATTCTTGCTTTACGAGCAAGACCGTGCTGCAAACCAGCAGCCATAATGGCACACTCTGTACCGTGACCATTGTCGTCTTCGTTTGAGTTTGCTTCACCATTAACAGTATAACCAGAGTTATACCCAGGAACCTCATAAACTCTATATTCGTTCTGATTAGTAAGATCGTTCAGATCATCTGCATAATCAGGGTGGAACAATTCAGGGTGAAGGTTAGCACCTGTTGCAGATGTAGGACGTGATGCACCACGGACACCAGAGTCGATGATGTAAATATCAACACCATCACCTTCTTCGGTGTAAGAATAAAGACCGTAGTCTAAACCATTCTGCCCTTGCGTCAGACGTGAGAGGTACCACTTAGAGAACATCGTCACCTTACCAGAATCGGTAGATGCGACTGGTTCGTTATCTTTAATACCGACTTTAGAAGTTTCTCTAGCGTAGTAATAGAGCTGCTTCGGAGTCGTCTGACTCATCGTCAGTTCTATCCGCGCCCCAGCAGTACCAGGAGTACCAACACGAGACACACCAACAACGTATTCAGTGCCTCCGTTGTGAGTTCCATCTGGGGTCTCCGAGAATGCCAGGGTGTAATTGAAGAGAGACGCCGATGAACAATCAATGTTCAAGACGTGTCCTGGCATTATATAATTGATTTCAGGGTTCTGAAAGGACCCATTGATATAAAACTTAGGACCGTAAGATGTATTTGTTACAGTCAGGGTAACACCGTACTGTGTACCAGCACCAACGGTGTAGGGAATAACGTTACCGTAATCAAGGGGTTTGATCTGCTGTGCAAGACTTTCAGTAGTATCTCCTTCAGCGACTAGGGATGCAGCAATATCATTTCTATTTTGCAGGGTAGATGTGGGAGGATTCTTTGCCAAGTCCTCCAGAACCTCCTCGGGGCAGAACTGTGTACCACCAGATTCCTGACCTGCAGGGTCAATAGAGATCTCTCTATCCCAGATTGCACCAATAACCTCAGGGAAATCATCACTCTTCAAAATAGCGATGAAATTATCATCTTTGCTTGCAAAATCAAGCATCACTGTCTTGAGTCTACTCAAGTCGTGAACATTCTGTAGTGAGGTAAAACGCTGTTTTGCTCTCTCGATTACAGCGTGTGCTTGATTTTCCTTAGAAATCCTTGCAATAATTCTATTGCTCATTACCCGAAATGAATACAGTACTTTCCCTGAAGGTTATTTATCAGATTACAGTTCTGCTTTGCTTCGTATCAGGTACATATGTTCCTCGTCAACGAACTTCTGAAGTTGCCACGCCGACCCTCCGTGTTGCAAATCTTCCCGTGAAAATTTTTCCGATAATTCTCTATGCATAAGGCGATTTCTGCCAAATGCTTCACGGTCACTAATGTTACGGAACATCGACTGGTGCCACATCAGTGCAACATCTCTTACGCCATCAGTAACTTCAGTAACTTTATGTCGCAACCCTGTAGGATAACTAAACGCCCATCCAGCAGGTAACTTAACAGACAAAATTTCTGTACCAAGTTCTATCAGCAGTTCCCCACCTTCATAGTCATCAGGATTACTAAGAAAGATAGTTGTACTGACATCAGAGCGAAGTTTTTCATCGCCTCCCATTAATGTCGCATCGCAATGCCAATCGTAATGATGTCCTGGCAGATAGCGTGCAAATATAGGTAACGTCTGTTTGACTGGTGTCGTGAAATTCATCACCACGTGGTTTTCTTCCCACGAAGGTTTGATGAGGTCCCACGCATTATAAGAGTTAGGATAATCCATCTGAAGATTACTCTTCAGATTTTTATCTGGGGATCCTGTGTCAGATCCATCTATCCAATCACAAAAATCATAAAAGTTACCGACGTGCTTTAGTTGTACTTCACTCAAAAGTTCATAACGATAAAGCATAATTATTCAGGTTTAGTTGGCCAACCAGTAAAGTTATCGGGGTTATAAGGATCTGCCTGTTGCCCAGGAAGATCTCTAAGTGCTTGACGATATGTTGCCCACTCTGTTTTCTTTTCAGCGGTGAGGGGCGAATCAGGAAGTTGTGTCCAATCACTATCAATCAGTTTTTGGTTCCTGAAAGATTTCAATGTTGCCATATTAGCAGGAACATTTGTGTCAGCAACAAATTGTGACTCAGCAACAATGTTTGCTGCTTGCTCTGCGGCAGCATCTCTCCACTGCTGGAAAGATTCTTCCAGTTTTGATTTCAGACCATTATAAACCTTGGTTGCTTCAATTGCAGCAGGACCACCATTGTTAGGAGTTCTATTGTAATTGTTAGGAATATCACCAGTCATATCTGTCTGCTCAGTGATGTAGTGAGCAGGGAAATCTAATCCATCTCCATCGCTAAACGGTTTCCAGTAATAGAACCAGTCCAAGTTATCTACACCAGGAACGTGCCACGTACCAGTGATCAGAGGAAGAACCAGGGATTCCCACTCATCATTACTCAAGACAAACTGAAGAATTCCATTGCCTTCCAGCAAGAAACCTCCGACTTTCTTTTGTTGTACGGAAATTACAAGATCCGCTCTACTGAAATCTCGTGCTGCCATTTTAACTATTGAGAAGATACCACCCAGTCAAGATATATTTATCGCCTTTAAGAACTAGGTTCCCTTTATGGACGTGAGTATATCCTGCTGGCCAAATAACAAGGGTTCCTTGGTTTGCTTTAATGCGACGCTTCTGGTGCAGAAACTCAGTTTCACCACCTTCATAATCATCATTCAAATAAATCGCCCACACCAGAACCCTAGAAGAATGATCTAGACCCATCGCTTCATAATGAAACTGATGATAACCACCACCTTCAGGGGTGTGTTGCATCTTAATAGATGTACTAATCAGACTCTGACCACGAAGTTGACCATACTCAAAAATATAATGTTCTAAAGCAGACTGAATATATTGATGTGCTACCTTAGTAAGTTCGTGGTTATTATGATTCAGAAGAATCTGATTATCATTCCTACCAAGAGAACCATTATGGAACTGAAATCTACCATCGCCAACATTATCCTGAATGTCAGCAGAATGTAAGGAATACTGATCCTTCAGTGTTCCCATCCAATCAGTAAATTGCTTACATACAGCGGCTGGCATAAGTCCATCCCAGACGCCTATAAAATCTTTAAATTCAACATTAGTAATGTTTTCGTCCAACATCAGTTCGATGGGACGAATAGGGGGTACACCTTCCATAATCAATCAGGGATAAATCGACACTCCACATTCGTTGTAGTTTCCTTCGAGACCACCGTACTGTGCACGGAGTCCGAGTTCGTTGCTAGCACCAACACCGATGCCATTAGCATCATTATATATCGCTTGGTCCAAATCCGCAAGTGTGGTGAAAGTAGAACCACCATTTGTTGTGTGCTGGTTGATAAATGCATTCATCCAACCATCAAATGCAGCAGCTTCAGGTTTTCTAGACATAATAGTACCATAACTGCTCAGAATTTGTGCGCCAATCTGACCATATGTGAACGTACTCACAGCAGTCGTACTAGCATACGAAGAGTTTGTACCAGTAACAAAGTATCTATTGCTACCACTATTGAACGGATTGTAAGTATATGGTGCAGCAGTACCATATCTCAGGTAACCAAAGACGGTATCACCATACCCTGCAGGAGTTGTACCTGTGCCAGCAGTACAGTTGACAGTAACAGTAACTGTTCCGCTAGTACCCTGACCTGCAGGACCAGAAACAACCAGTTCGTAATCCTTACTACCGTCAGGCGGTGGACCCACACTGAAACTATCCGTTGTGGTGCCAGACAGTTGACTTGTGGTGAAACCAGTAGAAGACACCACTGTAGTGGCATCAGTGGAGCTCCAGGTCAATGTAGTTGTGCTAACAGGGTTAGCAGCGCCGCTACCAATCTCCATAACAGCAGGATTGGCAGTCAACGTTGCTGTAGGCAGTTGTGTGACTGTAACTGTAACAGTATCAGTTGTTGTACCTGCAGCGTTGGTTGCCGCAATAGTATATACTGTAGTGGCATCAGGCGAAGTTGTATAAGTGGTGCCAGTCAATGATGTCTGCGCATCCCATCCAGAATCTGTAGGACTAGAACTATATGTAATAGATGTAGCACCAGTAACAGCGATATCTAAGGTAGCACCAGGATCATCGTCAATGTTGATACTAAGGTTAGAAGAAGAACTGGTATCAATTGTGGGAACTGCCAGAGGATTAACCGTCAGTTCAGCAGTTTCTGTAGTCGAACCATTAGCATTACTCAGTGTAACAGTATAAGTTGTAGTTGTTGTGGGACTAACATTAACAGACTGATATGCAGAACTGCTAGCACCAGGAATGTTAGATGATACAAACGTTGTAGCATCATAAGAACTGTAAGTAACGTTAGCGGTCTCACCGAAGTCAATCGTACTCGGAGTAACACTCAGGTTGATTGTAGGTGCTGACGGGACGGTCACAGCAACATCTTGCGTCACTGTAGTTGAACCGTAAGAATTGCTCAACGTAAGCGAGTATGTCGTGGTCGCCGTGGGGGTAACGACAATGCTCTCCCCAGTTGGTACAGTAGCACCAAAATTACTAGCATCAACTGCAGTAGCACCAGGAGCACTATAAGTAATGGTGCTAGAGCCACCACTAGCAATGCTGTCAGGAGAAGCAGAAATTGTGATAGAAGGTGCCGCAGCATACGTAACATTCGCATAACCAGTCTGTACCAGAACACTTTCATTATAGATCTCAATAGTATAACCAACAACTTCACCACCAACAGCAGACCCTTCCAGAGTCATTGATACTGTATCGCCAACAATGTAACCGCCTTTAGAGTTAGTTCCACTACCGCCGACGTTGATAGGTGATCCACTAACATTACCACCACTGGTTTTAGTTACCAGAATATCGAAATTATAAACAGCGTCACAACCTGCAATAGTGAAACTGGTAGACTGAGTTCCAGATGCAGTGCTAGTTGTGATGTTAAGAGGACCAAATGCATCTGGAACGTTGTCTCCAGTATCAGCAGGCGGTGGGGGAGCAGTATATGCAGAACTACTAACTCCCAAGAAAATCATATATGCAGTTTCTTGGAATTCAGGTCGAATAGTAGGATCACTATCCAGACCCAGAGTAATACCTACCTCAAAAGAACATTGCGTTGCATCCGCTCCCTGCGGTTGCATATACGCTGACATTTGTGAGTGTGAAGGTCGAATGGTACAGGAACCATTGTTGATGCTAATGTTACCTTCATTCTGATTATTTGCCTGAACACAATAGGCATTATACCAACTATTAAATCCGTATGCTGCAGAACTAGAACTAATATGACTGTTCTGACCTCTGTTTCCAATGGAATCTCCCCATCCTCTATGATAGGATACCGTTCCAGTAATACCCGACTTGAAAGAAATCCAATGTGAGTGCTCCGCTCCAGCACCTGCCTGATCTGGCCAAGTATAAGAAGGACCACCTCTAGGATTAATTTTAAAACCAGTGTCACCGTTACCAGGGTTGGTTCTATCAATTCTTGTACTACCACCCTGACTTGTGGTACTTGTCGCGTTTCCGTGATCGTGAGTAGGTTGAGAATTAGCGGTGTGATTCGACAACGCACCACTATCGACTACAATATGTCCACCAGAAAGAGATACAGAAGACTGTGCTGTTCTACTAGTGTTGTAAGAGATATTAGGTGATCCGACAACCTGTACTCTAGGTGCAACATCAGGAAGTCTCAGAACATTTTGACCACCATATGATCCACACGTATCTGTGTCGCCGCTATCGTGATCTTCTAATTGAGGTGAAGATGCATCTTCAGGTCTAAGTCTACCAGTTCCAACTGGTCTTCTATCACGCAGATCAGGAACATTAAAAGATCCAGTAATACTAGGGAATGAAGCTTCATCGCCAGCACTACCACCGTAAGTATTACCAATAATTTGATACAGAGCAAGAAACTCGTTAGGATTCAGACTTCTGCCATTACATTCTTGCCATCCATCAGGAGCATAATAATTACCATTAGAATCTTTCGGCATCATCGCAATGGTGCCGACTTGGACTCCTGTCCACGCTGGATTCGTCTCGGAATAATACTTAGACATTAGAATTTGATGATATATTCTACGATCATATAGGGAGTTGTCACGTGATTTAAACTTTCTCTAGGATCTGCGTTGACATTTCCTTGACAGGAACTACCAGCAAAACTAATCGTAACCTGCTGCCTAGTGAACTCCAGGTGCTGAGCGACATTTTGACCAGATACACTATGATTGTGGTTAATAGTACCGCCATTGTGGGAGATACTAAAAGTTTGAACATTACAACCAGTCAAGTTGATATCAGTATTATCCTGCATATCAGTATCAACACTTTCAGGTCTAATATCACTTTCTTGCCAAGCATAACCACCGTGATTATGACGAGCAATGTTCGCCGCTGATAAAGATGCAGAACTGAGACTAGTTCCAGTAGCAGTTAACTGCGGAGTTCCACTAATGTTAGCAGTCTTTGCTGGTCCAGTAACAGAACCATTAAATGTAGAATTCACAGTAGGTTGAATAGTTGCTCTATATCCAATACCTGCTCTCTCATATGTTCCGCTACCACTCATTGCGATGTTGCCAGTAAACTCTTGACCAGCAGTACCAGATGGAATGAGTACCTTTGCGCCTAAATTAGGAACACAAAATGTACCTGCAGTAAAATCTCCATCAGCATCAAATGTTGGATTTAATAGATTAGAACCTAGTAAACCAGGATTAAATCTACATCCAGGAACAGTACCACCACCAGTAGGACCGACGCCAATAATTCTAGCAAGAGAAGGGTAATCTCTTGCTTGATATATTTTACCGTCACACCTTAAGTATCCACCAGGAACTCTCTCGTCTTTTTCAGCAGTTGATTGACATTCTCTAGAAAAAGGGACAATAACTCCTGGCGCAACTCCCTGTGCTCCTTTTACTCTAGAATATACTTTTGCCATTAGTATGCTTTGATAATGTATATTGCAGTCTGGTACGGCGGAGTAAAATCCAAGGCAGCGTTACCTAAGCCTGGATTATTATTTAGGGAGATATTGTCACTTGTATACTCCTCTTGGTAGTTAGGAACTTGCATTCCTGCAGGATTTACATCATAACTAACTGAACTGTGCGAGTGTGCTCCACTAGGAACACTAAATCTATTGTTCTGATCATCATTAGGGCAACCAACATAGTTAGTACTCTTCTGATGCATACCACGAGAAGTTTGGAATGTCGCGTCACCACCAGATTCAGCACTAGGAGTACCACCATACTGGTTAAGAATAGTATTAACGGTTTGGTTGTGACCGTGCGCTGGTACGTTCTCCAGTGACATCACCCTAGGTTGAACATATGCAGTCTGAGACCACATATTACCAGAGTTCTGAACTTGAGAACTATTATAAGAAATAGTTTTGTTTGGTCTGCCGTCTACATTCCACTGTGCATACAAACCAACGTTATCAGTGTTGTTACCACCCTGACCAGTATATGTACTTCCTTTGTGGAAAGGCACTCTACCGTTGTTTAAATTAGGAACTTGAAAGTCACCAGATTGATCAGAACCACCATAGGTATAACCAATAACATCCTTTAGCAAAGGATAGTTTGCATTCTGATATGTACCACCATCACATTCCAACCATCCGTGGGGGATGTCGCCATTACCCCCAGTCCACGCCATAATTGTACCGATCGCGGCATTTTTAAAGCCGCGAACTTCTGCTAGATTCTTAGACATTAGAGTTCAATGAGACGCCAACCAATAACTGCGTTAATATAAAGGAGACCAATACCTGCTCCAGGTGTCTGGATAACCAGTGTGCCGTCGGTAGCACCCTGAACAGGAATAGCGGTACCTGTCTTAACGATAATCGACTTATTATATGTAAGTGCATCTGTCACGTCAAGGATACGAATCTGATCACCCTTCTGTGCAGAAGGCAGTGTCAGTTCAACACTTGCACCAGAGAATGTAGTGACATAGTAGTTGACGTTGACTGCCAGGTTAGTATTGGTGCTAACCTCATCCCAGCGGCGACCAGCAGTAGGTGTGAAGTAACCAGTGACCTGATTAAGATCAATGGTACCATCAGCATATACCTTAATGTTGTTATCACCACCGTTGTTGATGTCAAGACCACCACTATTAGCAGTGATGTTTCCATCAACGTCAAGGTTGCCACCGATGTTAGTATTGCTGGCAACACCAAGACCACCGTCGATAACAACAGCACCCTCATCATTGTCATTAGACTGCGCAGTGCTGTGAACTCTGAGTGTACCAGAGTTATCGGTATCGTTACCAATAACTGTGTCACCTGTAGCAGAATCAACGGAGAACGTTGTGTCAGCATTAATGTCAGTCTTCTTAATGGTGAGATCATCACCCAGTGTCAGTGCACCAGTGGAGTGCATTCTGGAGTTAGGATCAGTCTCTGTACCATCGCCAACGAAATCAATCTGACCAGTAGGCACCATCTTAAGGCGCATATCGCTGTCATCGAAGACAGTGAATGCTTCTGTAGAACTGATCTCGATCTTGGTAGAACCGTTGACCCACAGTTTCTGCAGAGAATCAGGTGTTGCTTCGCCAATGGACACATTGCTGTTGAGGTCCATCTGGATACCGCCATCGGCATCACCGATACGAGCGGAACCATCTGCCTTGATAACCAGTGTTGCGGTAGAAGCATCGTCGAAGTGATCGTTGCTCCAGACTGCATCACCAACCACAAGATTCTGACCTTGCAGAGTGGCGTAGTTGTTAGCACGATTTACATCATCTTGCTTGATATCGATACGAAGGTTGTCCGCATTAACATCACTGTCAAGGCGATACATCTTAGCGTTGCCGCCACGGATGAACAGGTCCTTAGTAACAGTCAGGTCACCAACCAGTTCGTGAGAACCGTTGCTAAGAGCAGTCAGAGTACCGTCGATAGTCAGGTTACCGTTAGACTGACCACCGCCAACAGATTCAACCTCACCTGATCCAGCAGCGCCTGCACGAACAGTAACGTCGCCACCGACCCAGAGACCCACGGAAGCGATAACTTCAGCAGAATCACCAGTGTTGATCGAGACGCGACCCACACCGTTACCATCGTCATCATAGACGCGGAAAGCGTGGATGCCAGTGGGGTTCAGGTTGTCGCCACCAACCCACAGGGAGTTGCGGAAGATACCAGAACCTTCAACGTCCAGAGTCTGCTGAGGAATCACGCTACCATTGGTGACGCGAGTGTTCTTCAGGTTGACACCCAGGCGCATATCGTTGCCTGTAGCAATCGAAGTAGAACCAGCGCCAGTGGTGTAGGTGGTCAACGCATCAGCGCCGATAACACCCCATTCTCTCCATCCGTAGGAAGGAGTCTCACCTTGCTGGAAACCATCGATCTGACACCAGATCCAACCCATCGTGGTGTTGTAGTTGATGTTAGCGATACGGTGTGCTTCGCCAACAGTCTCGGTACCACGCAATTCGATCGTACCCTCTTGCTTGAAGGATTCCGATGCAGGAACAGTTTTGTCCTTGGATGCCTTGATAGAATAGGTAAGACCAGAAGAGACGTTTCTGGGGTTGAGTTCCCAAACAGCAAACTGAATTGTGTTGGGTTTGAAGGGAGGGTTGAAGACCATATCAGTCTCAACCAGTGCGGGGTCAACACTAGAGATACCAGTGTTAGCAACCGACTTGATTGTCAGTGAACCAGGGTCATCGCTGCTGTTAGCAAACTGATCGCCAACCTCAATGGTGACAGGTGTGGAGAAGAATGTACCGCCAGGTGCAGAGATCTGGAAGTCATTTTGCAGGTCAAACTTGACTTTGTTGTTAACAGTCAGAGTATCAACCGTGAGATCGTTGGTGTTCTCGTCTTCATCAGCGTTCTCACCAGCAACTCTCAACACAGAGTCGTCGATCTTTGTCTCTTCACCAGAGATAGCGTTGATACGCTGGTTACCCACGAACAGGTCACCGTTGGCGTTCAGACCAGAGTAGAAGACCACACCGCCGTCTTGACGCTTCGCCTGAGAGAACAGGACTTCATCGTCAGAGAGCACATACTCCTGTCTAGAGGGGAATGCGGTGGAGTAGTTACCAGGACCGAAACCAGTGTATTCAAAAGTGTGGTTACCAGAACGTGCCTGCGACGGGCGACGCAGTTCCATATAGACACGACGGTCAGCAACAGCACTGCTGGTGCCTTCGATACCAATCAGACGATCTTCACGAGAGGCAACTGCCTTACCATCTTGTGCTTCCAGAGTAACTGTTGAGGATCTGTCAAGGTTCGCGATCAGGTTTGTAACCGACTCCTTAGTGATGCTGTTCTTGTTATCGTCAGCGGTAACAAGACCGTGGACATAGTTGTCAGCAACAGAGATAGTTGCAGGAGCATCCTTGACGGTTGAACCATCACCGTCGGGGTCAAACCACAGCGGATCATCAGCAAACAGTTCAGGATACAGTCTCTCAGTCGGGTGACCAAACTTGAAGCTGTTAAATTCAGTAACAGAAGGAGAGAAGTCACCACGCAGACAAGTCAGGTAGTAAATACCATCCTGCTGGTTGTAGATTCTGCGGCGCAAAGTCTTGACACGATACACATAGTAGGTGTTTTCGACTTCATCAACATCAGTAACGCTAACAACCTTGTAGTCTTTCTGGTTACCATCTGCCTCATCACGAACAAAATCGCCAGGGGTCAGAGTGTAAACAGGAGCGTTACGAATAACATACTGTCTACCAAGGTCATCATCATACTTCTTAAAGTCATCGCGACCACCGTTAGGTTTCTCAGCAAGAATACCCGTAGCAGAACCGCTAGCGAGAATAGTAGCAGTGTTACTATCATACTTCAGGTAAGGAAGTAGAGCGAAGTCACTACGTAGGATAAGGCGAGTAACGCCACCTTCAATATAAACCTTGTGGACTGTAGGCAGGTTACCACTGATCTCAGTGCTTTCAGTGAAACCAGACCAAGCAACTGCCAGACCTTCAGTGAACACACCACCAGAAGTGCTGCTCAGTGTAACCTCAGTCAGGATTGTACCAGAGGTCAGTGCAGTACCAGCAGCGATGTTGGTATTAATAGTATGATCAAAAACCGTCAGTTCAATACGGTTAGTACCATTGACACTCTTCTCTCTTGCAGATTCAATAGTAAACTTAACACCACAATCAGAAACCAGTTGCTTACTGTTGCCAGTCAGATATGGATCGTAGTTAAAATCATTCTGGATTTCCAGGTTATTGCCATTAGGATCAATAGTAGGAGAATTACCAAAGAATACAGGCATATCTGCAGTGCCATCCACTGCTTCCAGAACAACTTTCTGGGGTCTTAGTCTTCTATTCTCGTCAGTTCTGACTTTAAGGACATAACCGAGCAGGGGTTCTCTAACGTTGTCGATCTCCTTCGGCACAACGTATCTGAGTCTGTAGATACGGTCATCTTCCCTACGGCGATCGTTGATACGCTTGATGTAGGTGTTGGAGGTGGAGATGATTTCTTCATTGACATATTCATCCAGGGTGGATACACGGTTGAAGATCGTGTTAGGTTGCTGAGCTGTATTCAGCACATCCAGGTACCACAGACCACTGCGGTTTGGAGATGCAGTCATCTCAGGGTCATACTTCAGCGGATGTCTGGTATTACAGGAGAACACAAAGATCTCATCTTGACCGTTGACACCAACGGTACCACTAGAAGAGAAAGAATACGGAATACCACCGCCTTGAATTGCAAGTGCCGCAGTCTCTGCAACCTTGAACTTATTGATGTTGCCATTTGTATTGTCATAAATGGCATAGTACATTTTATTCGCATCGATGCCACCAGGCAATTGCGAACCAGGCTTAGCACGGAAGAATACAGCAGTTGCTGCTTTCGTGGCGAAACCTTTGTCAAAGACGTGGGGTGACTCCAGGGTAAATTCGTTGGTTGCAGGGTCAGCAACAGTAACCTTATACTTAAAGGGAGTCGGGTTCACATCGAAGATGTACTGATACATCTCAATCTGGACACCAGCGTTCAGTGCCTCAGGAATGTGAATAGCGTTACCAGCAGCAGCGTCATCCTCAGATGCTGCGAGCAGGAAGGTGTTCAGATCCTCTGTGGGGAAAGTCTGATCGGGAGGAACTGGTGCTGTATGGCGACCAGGAGCGATCACATAGTAGACCGTGTTGGGTTCCAGACCCTTAGGCAGTCTTACCAGAGCATCGTCAATGTTGGAATTAGTTCTTTTAGGAACCAGTCTGACAGGTGTACCAGTGTACAAACCGTGAGACTCAGGACAGGTGAAGATTGTAGCACGATATGTAATCGTCTCACCTTGAGCATTCTGTACCGACTGTGTTGCAGTGGACAGAGTATTAACAGTGAAGGTGTCGAAACCAGAAGGAGTCAGTTGTGCAGACTTCTCCTGAGGACCAGATTCACCAGCAGCAATGTCTGGATCCAGTTTCGCATAGATTCGATCATCACGCTTACCACCAATCTTGTAGTCCTGCAGGATATAAGTTGGGGTGTTATCAGGATCAGAAACTTCCTCAGCTTCACCATACAGATAGACACGAGTAGAACCAGAAGGTTCCTTCGATGCCAGAATGTCAATACCGTAGTATGGAGGTTGAACCGTGTCGTCGAGATCAATAGTCTCGGGAGGAACAATATCGGTAACAAATCCGTGCTTATCTTGGAAGAAAGCGAATCCCTTATATCCGATAGCATCCAGAGCGGTGTTACCGAAGTTAGAGTTAGAGTTGGTGATCGAGATGTCAGCACCAGACTCAATTAGGAAGTGATCTGCGAAACCCACCGCGAAGATCGACACCGCCTGAATGAATGCATCATTCGACAGTCTGACGTGAGCGTTTCTCCACTCGTTCTTAAAGTATGCTCTACCATCAGTGTGGTAAGGAGTGGTAGCAAACGAACCTGTTGCCAGTTCTTCAGGGTCAGTGACAGCAACGCCGTTCCAAGCAGATTCAAACTGTGCAGTCTCTTCGTTGAACTTGGTGAATGCGCGGTCGTCTTTCTGCAGTGACACACCAGTGTACTGTGCGCACACCATCGACTTGAATCCAGTAACCTTAGATCCGTCAGCGTGCATACCTGCCAGACCCCAGGTAGAACGAATCGACAGGTTAAAGATATAAGGTGATGCGGAGTCAACCGTATCGATCTCTGCCTGAACAATAGCGTTCTCGTTCAGTCTGTTTGGTGGCAGTGATGATGTAGTATATGTTGTACCAGAAATCAGCGATGTGATGCTGGTGTTAACACGGTAATAGAAAAGAGTATTATCTGCAGGGTCAAGACGGGTGATCAAGAACGAACCGTGCAGATCGTTAGTCAGTCCAGTATCGTCAATAGTAACAAACTGACCCACGAAGTAACCGTGAGGCGCTTTTGTCTTGATCCTGATTTCAGTTGCGTTGCCACCCAACGCCTGAGGAGTGATCGACTCGATGACCTTTTTGTCAGAGAGAGGACCCACAATACGGTTTTCCAGGTCCGTCTCAGCAATAGCGCCGTCGGTATTGATGTCGGTGACCATATTTTCATAGGCATCACCGATCTTGTCGTAATAGAGTTCCAGATCTTCAGCGTCTGCAAACTCAAAGTTTGTAATCTTGTGGTGGGAGAAAGTCGGATCTGCTTTGTTACCAGAGGCATCAAAGTAAACCTTCTGCTTACCATCAAAAATAGAGAATTGCCAGAAATAGCAACCACCCGTTACATTAAAGATGGATGTAGTAGGAATACTAGTATCCGTCGGGTTTGGCACATACAGAGGACGAATCTTAGTCTTCCTGAGGTCCATACCCACCAAGGAGGTACCTCTAGGAACAATAACACCACCAGTAGTCGAGTTAAACTTATAAAGATCGTTCTGGGAGTTACCCAGATCGAAGTTCACATTGCTTGTGAAGTCAGGAATTTGAGTGGCACTCGCAACACCAGGACGGTTGTCAATATAGTGGTCTCCAGGAGACAGCACAACTGTAAATTCGTCAAATCGGTCATTATCAGGACCTGATTTATACGAAAATCTAGCAACTTCCAGGAAAGCTCTCTGAACGCTCCTGAAAGGTCTAGTCGGGGAGTTACCCCTATTGTTTACGTCATCTGACGCATTAAAGTCGTCAGGCGACACATAAACAAAGCGTCCAGTCTTACTGGAAATTAGATTCTCTAGTCTGGTAAGTGCCATTACCTAAAATATTATGATGGTGGTTGTCCTGTTTGATATTTATCAGAGGAACATTCCCTTGTCTGACAAATATCTTAGTGTGGTTTTCATATCGCCAATGTGCTTCAAACCGACAGCACACTGTGGATATGTTGCGTCTTCACCAAATTCATTGCGAAATTGATGATCCTCGAAATGTTTACCTAATTCGTATTTTTGGAAGTCATCGACTTCGCTGAGATTTTCCAAAAGTGCTGCTAGACGCTCACACTCTTGGCTGCCGTTGCTATACAGTACTGCTGTGGTCATACTCAATTACAATTTTTTTATAGGAAGATTTCCTATCAACCACTATGTAGTGTTTTACTTCACCGTCAAGAAGTTCACTGATACTTTGTACAAGATTATCAGCAATATTCTTGTTAGAGGCTTTACGCCAATCTTCAGCGTTGGAACTAGTCACGTTGTCTCCAGTCATCAGGTTTATCTTGCTTGAACCAATCTACGATTTCATCAGCACCGCTGAACCCCGTTTTGTAATTAGATGGGTCGGGGTCGCCTAATCCCATCTTATTCATAAAATCATCCATACTGCCCTCCTCGATATCCTGAGCAGCTTGACGACGTGCTTTGTTTAACCAGTCGCGAGCAGTAGTATGGCGTTTTGCCAACTTTTCTGCCCAAATCATATCATCTAGTTTAACCTCTTCTTTGTTAGCAATTTTTTTACAAATAAACTCTAAACGTAGCCGATACTGGGTAGAAAGCATTTAGTCTTTTCGCAGTTTTCCTTCTAATTCCGAAATTCTGTTGAATTCAGCGTATGCTTGTTCTGAACGCTCCGCAAGAATATCTAAGATATCTTCGCGGATGGTGTCGTTGTCAACATAGTCGTCAAGGTATTTATCGAGAGCTTCCTTGAGATACCTGTATCTATGCCATTCTGGTGAATAAGGTTTGTAATGCATAACAGAAAAAATAAACTCCCCCTCCTGGGATCGAACCAGGGACCAAACGATTAACAGTCGTTCGCTCTACCGCTGAGCTAAGGAGGAATGAAACCAGCGGTGCTGGGTTAAGAGGAATACTCCCCTAAAATATCGAGAACCTGAGAAAGGGCGTGGTGAGCGCCATCGTGCCACTCACCACTTTTATCTCGATGCTCTCCATTATACAACGCGGTCTTCATTTTGTAAACCCGCGCTTCAATGTCAATTTTAGACATACGAGATCTAGGCATTTTAGAACCAATCAGAGGACCATTCCTCAGATGCCTGAGGACCACCTTCACCGTCTTGTGCAGGAGCAGAAGGAGCGATGTTGGGGTTGCCAGGTGCTTGCTGACCACCCTCAAGTTGATCAGAAAGACGCTCACGTGCTTCCTGTTCACTAACGAGTTCAACGTTGAACGAGAACGTCATACGGAGTTTACCGTCAGGGTTCTTCTCGATAGTAGGTTGACGCTGCACCATATGTTCCATCTGAGAGGGGAAGATGACAACATCACCCTCTGCAACAGTCAGAGACATTTCTTCCTTATAACAACCATACCCGAACATATCAGGATCGTAGTAATGCTTGTTATAACGAGGTCCTTCCGTATACATCTTGTTAGGATTCAGGAAGGTAGTGCCACTGTGCAGATTCGGGTCAAAAGTGATGTAGTAGATGCCCGAAAGGTGTGATGGAACGTGATTGTGAGGTTCCTGATTCTGACCAGGACCATATGCGTTAAACCACTGTTGCGCAACCAAGAATGCGTGCGGATAGAACTCTGCAGACTTAATCGCCTCTTGGAGGTTCACAGAAATGTCTGCGAGAAGTGCTTGTACCTCGATTTCTTCTTCTTTAGTATGATCTTGCATACTTTCGTCGAAGAAACTGGTATAGCAGTCACAGTTCCAGCAAGCTTGACCGTCTGTGCTACGGGTATTGCTGTTAGAACCGTTTACGTCCCGATAACGCTTTTCAAGAATCGGAACGAGGATTTCTTTCCATTTTTCGTGTGTCGCTAATTTGCCACGATACACGAAAGTCGGAAAGACAGAAAACAGACCATATTGGTCCTGTTTGTTGGAAGGTTGCGACATAACGACGTTATAACGAATCGTGAGTATTTATTATACAAGAGAAGGGCGGTTTTGACCACCCTATGCGAGTGGCGGGACTTGAACCCGCAAGAACGCTACGTTCGGCAGATTTTAAGTCTGATGTGTTTACCAATTTCACCACACTCGCAAAAAACCTAAAAAGTCGAAAAATTGGCGGACTTTTTTTTCCGACTTTTTGGTAATCAAAAGGCGAATTTGGTCAGGTAGTAGGTTCGACGTAAACCATATAGTCTTCACCCTGATCGCGGCAGCGTTCAAGCATCACCATAAATGCTTCATAGTTGTCAGAGCAGTCAAGAGTGCGGTGCTCACCTTCATCAGAAATGAGGTGGATCGCTCGGGACTGGATGTCCACGATGATCTTTTCAACAACAGCGTCAGGAGACATAGGTCTTTGTCAGTACCCCGTAATTATAGCACACGGGTTGTGCTTTAGTTGATGAAGACGGTCGCTCCAGCAATTGTCACATTGGCAGTGGCAGTCACCGTTGCGTTCACGCCTGCTGCTATTGTAACAGATCCAGCGCCTGCTGTCATCACATTGTTACCAGCTACAACATTGGTGATCTTGTTACCGACCACGACGGTGTTGACATCGTTACCAGTCATAATCTTTTCGACCCTACCGAGACCGCCTGAGGCACCAATGATCGTGGTCTTGGTAGGACCACCAGGAGGGATTGTAGGCAGAGGAGGGACAGGAGGGAGTCCTAGAATCTTCTCAGACTCTCTACCACCAATAGTTTTCTCGTGATCACCCTTAACCACAGTAACCATATGACCCATACTCATCAGAGTAAAAGTACCTCTGGGATCAGTCATTGCAATGGTTCTTTCACCAAAGATGATATCATTTTGAGGTCCAGTAATAGTCTCCGCTTTGATATCAGTCATAGCTTCCACTTTGGGAGCATTCTGAACAACTTTAGACTTACCGTTCAAAATAATAGATTGATCGGCATTAACAGTAAAGTTCTTGGCAGCATTAAAGTTAATGTTACCCTCCGACCGCATATTAATGTCTTTATATGCGTGGACATCTAACTGCCCATCAACCTCTAGTGTACAAGCACCACCAACCTCGATATTAGCATCCTGCTCAACTTTGATGAGAGCATCACCATATGCGTGAACCAGAAGCTTACCAGAGTTAGGGTTGTCAGCAGGAACCTTAACTGCTTTGATCTGGACACTACCATCTTGCCTTAAGTAGACGTGGTGTCCATCTTTATGTTGAATTAATTGATATGGTTTGTCTGGATTATCACAAACCTGCCATATATGACCAGATCTGCTAACCTCGCTTTTAGTATTCTTCTTTTTTGAATCTGACTTACTAGACATTACGGGCAATCAACGTAGTTAGCAGGATCTCTAGCGAGACCTTGGAGAATAAGTTCGGACTGTTCTTCAGGAACACATTGCAGATCTGGTTTAGCATATGCACCAAATCCACCACCACCAGTGATGATGACTTCAGGAAGTTCAAGGTAATTCTGACCACCTTTGACCAGAACAATACCATTCACAAAACCCTCATCAGAAATAGTTGCTTTAGCAATAGAACTATCTCCATTTACATATACTGTAGGTGCAGAAGTATAGAGACCACCAACATTAGTAATAGTAAATCCTACCAGTTGACAAACAACATTAGTAGGTTTTGGTTTACCAGCATAACCTTGTCCAGGTCTGACAACTTTAACTCGTGTCAGATAACCTTCACTATTGAGAATTGGTTCAATATAAGCACCAAATCCTCTTGCATTGTCTTCAATTGAGATGAAAGGTCTCGCACGATATCTTCTGCCAGACTTCAGAACTGCGATGTCAATAATACCACCGTCATCATCGATAACAGGAGTATCCAAAACAGGGAGACCATCATCATCGTCATCATCACCATCGAATATGATATCAGGTTGCCGTTCAACATCAGCACGGATAACAATGGTAGCAGTCGCTGCATAGTCATTGATCGTGAACGACAGATTCTCTGCTAACTCACGCTCACTATCTTCTAACACATTGACAACCAGTTCACCCTTATTACCTTCAATATAAACAGAACCTTCTAATGGTTCTAAAATATCACTCTGTGTAATTTGAGAACCGAACAAGGTGTAATTCAAACGCTCACCATCTTGGAAGTTTGTAGTAGTGACAGTAAATGTCACCGTCTCTCCCTCTTCTACAGCAACTTTATCTGCAGCAACAGAAACAGACTTAGCATTAGGATCAAGAACACCAGTTGCTACAGGATCCAACACAGCACAACCTGCTGCAACACCTAAACCATTCAACTCAACGAAAATTTGCTCAGCAACTTCGTTGGTATCTTCTACAACACCATCATCTAGAAGTGCGATAGTGACTGAAGCTTGGTTATCAATGACAGTAAACTGGCGACCCATATCAGCAGGACCAGTAACGTAACTCCGCTTACCATCTTCAACCACATATGAAATGTCTGCGAAGGTGATACCTGTGGACTCTCTTCCGATGGTGTAGTTGATTGTTGTTCCATCCTCTACATTGTTGGTTTGCAAATTAAATGTAACCTCTTGTCCTTCATACACAACAGTTTTATCTGCTGTGAGTAGATAAACAGGTGTATCAAAGTCAAGAATAGATGCGGATCCAGTAATTCCACCACCTGTATCCAAATTAGGAACAGTAGGATCACCTAACAATATATTGTTATCTAAGATCCAGATCTTACCTACATCTTTAGGAACATCACCACAACCATCAGTCTTGATCTTGAGGAAGAAATACTTGTTACCCTCCTGAACATTGTCAGAGATGGTACGAACTTGAATAGTTTTTTCTACCTCGCCAACACCAAATCCTAAGAAACCACTTACAGGACAGTAATCTTCGTTTGCTTTCGCAGTACCATCAATAGTATAGTAATTAAAAGAGTTTGAAGTAGAGGTGTCACCGTTGCGTCTGACTTTAATTTCAGCAATAGATCCTTCGGGAACACCACCAGTCTCGGGAATATCCTCCACCCTAATAGTCCTTGCGGAACAAATAGCTTTAGTAATATCCTCGAAACCAATACCAGTACCAGTGCTAGTACCGTCACCAGTACCAACTCCATCACCGTCAAGACCATCACTATCAGTATCGCCTCCACCTGAACTGTTGGGAACTTGTGGACCCCACACGTTTACTTCAGTGGTGTGTTCTGGTTCAGTTAAGGCATCGGCACAGTAACTATCGATAGGAAGATGGTTGCCAGACTCTAGTGCAGCGAGCAGTTCATCGAGATCGTTGTATCCCGCCTTGAGTCCTTCAAAACCACCTACCTTGCTGTCTTTTTTCTTAGGACCACTCTTGCAGGCAGCGTTACCAGAGCAAGAGATGCCCAGCAGATTCATAATAGATGAAAGACCACCGCCAACAACATCAACTGCACTACCAATAGCACCGAGGACAGAACTGAGTCCACCGAATACAGTATTAATAATACCAGACATCTCGGACAGAACGCGACCCAAGATAGCGTCAACAAAACGCTTCGCCTGACACGCTGCAAAGGAAACAATGTCTCCGATGTATCCCAAGAGAATACCTTCGACAAAATCTGCCATTCTGTCGATGAGGTTCTCCATAGTACACCCCATTTTCTCTAGCATCTGGGTGAACCAATCCACCACAGGTTTAAGAACACCAGGAAGAGGTGCCAACAGAGCTTTAATTAATGCTTGGATGCCTTTTTTGATCTGGTTCATCAGTTCGCCAAACGCTCTGCTGATAGCAGCAGAAACGACTGCCTGAACTCTAGTAATATATCCCTGAGCAATTGATTGCAACTCAAAGATACCACCAGTGTACTTACTAATGTAGTAACTACCAATGTTACCGTTAGTATGCTGCAGTGTGGCGAAGAATTCTCCTAGAATGTTTTCAATCTTGCTGCCAGGATCTGTAGCACACTTACCATCTGCTACAGTAACAGAGAATGTTCCTGCTTGGTTTGCATTGCTAGCAGGAGTTGAAATTGCTGAAACCTGTCTGCTTTCATCTTCATCAGCAGTAGCACCAATTTGTTTTGAACCTAAGTTAGGATTCTTTTCTGGTTGGTCTCCACCGACGTGTGATGCAGGGTTAGGTTGATCACCAGCTTCAGCATCCTGGGTGAGGTAACGCTGCAATGCTTGATATTCTGTAGCAGGACTGTCTTTACTAGATCCAGCAACAGCATTTTGCACACCGATAACAAGACGCTGCTTGCTATCACCATTAATCAAGGATGCCCATACAATGTCACCTCGCTTCAGGTTATGTCCCGAACCAGAGGTACCTGTGCCACCTGCATTATCAGCAGGCATCAAAACAGTTGCCCAAGGAAGGTACTGTGTCTCGGGCACAGGAATAAACTGACCTCCGTCGCCAGAACGGAATTCTTTATTGATTAAACGTACACGTACACGACCAGATTCTTTCGGGTCCGCAATGTCTTCAATAAATCCCTTCTGTAATGCGAAGAGGTCACTTACATTAGCTACATTGTATGAGGTATCTGACATTAGTTATCGTGAATCTTACACTCTGGTGCGCCAGGTTCTTGATCGCAGTAGAGTTCGAGTGGTGAGGGATCGTGATGATCTCCTGCATCGATCTCTTCTTTATGATGCTCAACATACTCTTCTAGATCGTGCAGTTCACCTTCAATGTGGCGACGCTGCTGAGGAGAAGTCATAGGATTCTGAAGAATCTCTTTATCCTTCTCGATATGCTGTTCGATAGAGTCCATTTGAAAACCTAAGGGGACGATTTTTTGGCGGAGTTTTTTTTCCAGATATCTGGTATATTTAGGTCAAATTTCGGTACGATTGACCACTTCCGTGACAGGTAATGCCTCGGGAGATTTCTCCAGTTCCATTTTAAGCCTTTCTAACTGAAGTGCAAGCTGTGCATACAATTTACTACGAATTGTGGTGTCTTCTTCGACTTCAATCTTATCAAGGATCTGATACAGACTTTGTGTCAGATGTGTAGGGTATTGTTTTAAAAATTCCTTGTCCATTTTAACAATTTTTGTTCATAGAATCTTTTACTAAAGTTGTTGCAGTAAAACATTCGCGTGGTGACATAGTATATCTATGCGCTAAGCGGAAGATTAAATAATCACCACCACGCCTGAGATCTTCATCGTCTGCTTCCTTTTCTGCATCAGGTTTTGAGGATTGAATGTGGAGTTTAATCTTGTCACCAGCACGGAGTTCAGAGTTGCCTGGTACAACAACGTTGCTCACATTCATTGCCATTGTAGCACGGCGAGCGTTGTATTGACAAACAGTGTAGGGTTGCCAGTCAGGATACTCTGTATTAACTTCGCTACCGTCTCTACCTGTAGCATCAGATGCTGCTTCTTCTTCATTGAAGAATGCTTCGTTAGTGGTACTAAGTTTAAAAGTCCTGGTAGGTCTACCTTGAGACTGATCATAATCATCTAACCATTTCGTCAACCACTCAGGGAATGCACTTTTAGAACCGATGTGTGCCCAGTCATCCCAGTGATCACTGAGTTTCCATTCTTCTTCTTTAAACTCCTGAGAATCTAGATTAGTAACAGCAATCACAGCACGGAAGACACCGTTGTCTGCTAATGATTTGAGATCACCATCACGTTCGACAGTATAATTTTGAATGATCAAGTGCTCAGGAATTTTACCTGTGTTAGCAGGAGACTGATAGTATTCCCAGTCTGCTTCCTTACCACCATAATCATCTTCTTTGCCAGTAGATAACAGATGATCAATAGATGCGAAAGTGTAACCATCTTTCGTACCCCACAAGAAATACCCACAGGTGTTTGCTTTCTGACCACTAGTAGGAATAGATTGAGTGCACACTCTGCGTGCCATCTTAGCAACAGAGATACCTTCGCCTCCGAATAGAAGTTTGTTGAATGGTTTATCACCACGCACCATAGGAGCTGTTGAGATACCAGAATCTTGGAAGACCGTAGCAAGAATCTGATCACCAGTTCCTACATATGTTTTCTCGCACCTGAAGTTAGAGAATACTTTACTATCTGCACTGATCAGATTGATAGTAGCAATCTTACCCTTGAATGAAAGGAAAGGAGACTTAACGTCACCGACTACAAACTTATACTCTTTTTCTTCATCACTAGTCTGATCTGTCAGCAAAACAATTCTAAACTCTTCACCACCAGTGAGAGGGAGATCTTGTGCTGCTAAGTCTGTGACTGTAGCGACAGCAGTAGGACAAATTCTCTCCAGATCCTCGTAGTATGTAAAACTAGCGAGGTTATTGTTAAGAGTCAGGGTTTCACCTGTGTTCAAAGAAATCTCACACAGAATAAGTTTCCATCCAAGTTGTGCTTCGGAAGAGGGTTCTGCCATTAGAAATCAAGGTTGAAAATGTGACCGCCATCCTTGACGGGAGACATTGTGGGGAACAGTGCTACGTTGCCAGAGGCAGCAGTAGTACCACCATCAGCAGTAGCAGCACCCACAGGAGCGTTAGCAGCAGCAGTTAGTTTCTCCATCAGAGATGCCATCGGAGCGAAGGCAGCAGTTGCTGCTTCAGACATACGTTCTGGAACACCCTTCTCCTGCATAGAAGTTTGAGCTGATCTGAGTCTTCCTTCAAGACCTCTTAGTCTTCCAGTAACTCTTGAAGTCACAGAAGATGGTTGTGATGTGAACGCCGAGGAAGTAGAACTCAACATATCTGCTGAGTTGTTACTAAAGTTTGACTTACCAGAGAAGGGTGCCTTCCAATCGTATCCCATCTTGAGGGCGTCACCTCTAGTGCCAGGCATACTCTTAGGAGCTCCAACATCAGTGGGACTAGTGGAAACTTCCCAGTGTAGGTGAGGACCAGTAGATCTACCAGTGTTGCCAACATATCCAAGCAGATCTCCCTTCTTAATCTTCTGACCTTCACGAACCTTAGCACGGTTCTGCATATGTGCCCAGAGGTGCGACCTTCCGTTGTCATCATTCCAGATCACGGTGTTGCCGTAACCACCAAAGTAACCAACACCACGGTTAGATTGAACAACACCATCAGAGAATGCTACCAGGGGTGTTCCTTCTGGTGCAGCAATATCAACACCCATATGGTTGTCTTCTTTCTTGCCATCACCATCCATATCACGCCAACCAAAGCGAGAAGTGACGACGATGTTATTCATTGCACCAGCGCCACCTTGACCACCCATACCATATTGACCACCCATACCACCCACCATAGGAGTGCGACCAACGATACCTCTATCATCACCACTGCCCTGAGGTTTTTCTTCAGCGTTAGGAAGACTCAAATCCATACCATCAACAAAACTATTAATGTTACCGATAACATCACCCTCAAATGCACCTTCTACACCAGAAAGCATATTGCGAAGAGCATCACCACCTAACCAACCAGGAACCTTTTCAATAAGACCCTTGACAAGTTGCAAACCACCTTTAACAACTGTACCGATAGTGCTAATGATCTTAGCAGCTATATCGACCAGCATTTTATAGTACTTGGCAACAATCTGAAGTAATGGTGCCAAAACCTTCATCAAAAGCTTAGCAAGAATACCAATGACTCTACCGATGTTCTTGAGAACATTAATAAATCCACCGCTTCCATCTTCTCCATCACCACCAATACCAAAAGCGCCAGCGACAGTATCCAATGCACTTGTGATAGAACCACCAAGTTCTTTAAAGGATGTGATCACTGGACCGAAAGTCTTACCCCAGTCGAATGATTTAAATGTGTTCGCGAATCCTTCACCCAGGAACTTACCAACGTTCTCACCCAACCAGGAACCAACAGCAGCACCCAGTGCGATACCAACAGGACCACCAACAGCACCAAGGAAACCACCGATGACTGCACCTGAACCTGCACCGAGACCTGCGCCTGCTGATCTACCAACGATCTTCGCTTTATCTTTCTGCAGACTACCATCAGCAAGACCAGCGTTGACTTGCTCTCGTGTCATATTATTCTCTTCCATCAAACGCTTCATCTCTTCCTCGTTCGCTTCCATAGCACCGAATCCAGCAGAGAGAAGAGAACCAATGACAGGAACTCTACCGACACCTTTGCTCAGTATATTACCACCGCCCTTGAGCAAATTAGCGCCGCCATCTGCGATTCGCCCTAAAGGCATCGCCGCACGCTGCAGCGCACCAGCACCAGCACCGAGCACACCCTTACCACCTTTAAGAAGTGCACTAGCACCACCAGCGAGTCCCTTTCCAGCACCTGCAAGAGCTTTGCCGATGTTAA